GGGCTTGCCCATCCCTGATTTTTTGTGTTTTTGGGTTTTGACTGGGGTTAAAAAGGTTCAGGCGCACGGGAAAACCAGCGTGAGACGACCATGGCGGAAAAGAAACGAGCGAACAAGTCAGAGTTGGCCCGCATTCTGGGAGTGACTCCGCCCGTCCTGACGAAGTATCAGCACATCCCGACCTTCCCCCCGTTCGACCGCTCCGGGCTCGCTGAGATCTACGCCGTCTGCGTCTGGCACAATGAAGGCAAAAACCCGGCACCGCAGGCCACTCCCGATGACGACCTTGCCGGCGACGTATCTGAGGGGCTCGAGCGCTACCGCATGGCCAAAGCCCAGCAAGAAGAAATCAAGCTCGCAGAGACTCGCCACCAAATTGTTAAACTCAATGACTTCGAAGAGGCTATGCAAATCGCTTTGCAGCCGTGGCGGCGACTCGGCGAAGCAATCAAACGGCAAGGGTTGATGGATGTATTCGCTATGATCGAAGAGGCAAATCAGGAGGTCGCTGAATCACTGGAGAGACTGTATGGACATGCCCCAACCGCCGAACATGCAGGACTGGCGTGACTACGCTATTCATCCCGCAAGGGCATTCCGTGACATTTATTTGCGGACCGTCCCAGTTCGCCCCTACCGCTCAATTCGCCAATTCGCCGAGCAAGAAATCTTCCTCCCTGATGGCCCCTATCAAGGCCAGAGATTTCGGTGCAGCAGGCAGCCCGCCCACGGTCTATTCTTCGACGCAGTAGATTCAGGCCAGTGGTTCCGTTACGCATGCACAGGCCCGCAGCAGTCCGGCAAAACGCTGGCGTTCGTCGTGATACCAATTCTTTACCACCTATTTGAGCGCAACCAAACTGTCCTCTTCGGTCTGCCATCAATGGACATGGCCAACGACAAGTGGAAGCTCGACATCAAGCCCGCGATCGAAGCCAGCCAATACGCCAAATTCCTCCCGCGCAAAGGCGCCGGATCTCAAGGCGGCACGCCTGAACTCATCCAATTCCTCAACGGCTCCAATATTAAATTTATCACCGGCGGCGGGGGCGATGAAAAACGCGCCGGCATCACAGGCCCCATTCTCGTCGTCACCGAAGTCTCACACCTTGACGAAACCGGAGTGAACTCCGATGAGGCAACGAAACTGAAACAGATGGAAGGCCGCGTGCGGGCATTCCGTGCAAGCGGACAGGCTCGGATCTACCTCGAATCCACAATCACCACAGAACACGGCCGCATGTGGCAAGAGTGGCAACAAGGCACCGCCGGCGAAGTTGTTTTCCCATGCCATTCATGCGGCGAACACATCGCACCCGGCCGAGATGCTTTGATCGGCTGGCAGGACGCAACAACGGAAGCGGAGGCCGAAGAAAAGACCCGCTGGGCTTGCCCTGCCTGCGGCATACTTTTTGACGACGCTACGCGACTGCAGCAACTCCAAAAAGCTCGCCTGCGACACCGTGGCCAAATCGTACTACCCGACGGCACAGTGACAGGCGACATGCCGCAAAGTAAGACCATGGGTTTCCGCTACAGCGCCCCAACAAACACATTCATGACCTCGGGCATTGTCGGCGCCGACGAATGGCGAGGACAGCGCGAAATTGACCCGGACAATGCCGAAAAAGAACTCCTGCAATGGACTTGGGCGCTACCGGCACAGCCCAAACAAAAAGACATCGAGCCGCTCGACTTCAAGGCCGTGATGAAGCGGCAAAGCCAGTACAGGCGAGGGTTAATTCCTTCAGGCTGCATTCGCATTTCCGCAGGTGTTGACTGCCGCGCCCAGCAACTCGACTGGTTCGTCATTGCCCAGCATGAATCAGGCCAGCCCTATTGCATTGACTACGGATTCGAGCCAATCCACCGCGAATTGACAGACCTGCCTGCAGCGCTCAAACACGCCATTCAGGACCTTCAAAGCAAATTCGACTCAGGCTGGGAGCTCGAAGCCGGTGGCTCAAAGGGCGTTGATATCGTCCTAATTGACGCCGGCTGGGAAACCGAAACAGTCCGATCCGCAGCACAGCCCCATCAGCTCTGGAACACAGCGAAGGGTTTCGGTTACAAACAGCATTCCGGAGCCGTCTACCACGCACCCAAAGACCGCTCGAAGTACACCGTGGCCATTGGTGAAGGCTGGCACGACGTGGCATTCACCACCGGCACAGGCTACCGCCGCGAATACCAAAACAACGCAGACCACTGGAAGCGGCGAGTCCACCAGGCTCTGAGTTGCCCGGCAGATTCAAGGGCGGCGTTACTCCTTCCACACACCGACAAAGCCGACGGCCGCGCAGAAGTCGCCAAACAGCTCACAGCCGAACGCGAACAGGTCGTTTTTGAGGTGGGCAAAGGGCGAGTCCAAAAATGGGTGCAGACTTTCAGCCGGAACCACCTTCTGGACGCTGCATATCTGGCATTCGTGGGGCTGTCTGTGCTACAATTCGACGCTGAAAAAGAACGCCGGAAAGCCGAGCAAAAGCCCGTGAATGGCGTGATTTCTGGCAAAAAGGCCCCGAAATTCGTGAGGGATTTGCGATGAAACCACTGGAATCCCCAGCATACACTCAGCGACGATCCTACACGCCATGCCACGCGGCACCTGGCGGTGGACTGTGTCCGCAGTGCGGGCAGTTTGCAACGTCCTACAACTCACAGCCGATCGGCGACATGCAAAAGCAGTACAGGCGCTGCCAGTGCGGCAATCGCTTCACGACAGTCGTTCGGAGGCAGCCATAATGCCACTCAAGCCCGGAAGCAGCCGTGCCACAATTCAGGAAAACATCCGCAAACTAATTGCCGAAGGCTACACGCCACAGCAGGCTGCTGCTATCGCCTATGCGGAGGCGCGCAAACGCTAATTGTTTAGCAGATGCACATTCACCAAACGCCACGCAGCCGCAATGCTGCGAACATGGCAAGATCCGCATCCGAACGATTGGCTCTCTACGAAGACCTCCGCGACCGCGTCGAAACCGGTTTGCTGGCAGGGGCTCCCGTCATTACGTACACCGTGGATGGGCAGATGGTGCAGAAGGAGCCCACCAGCACATGGTTGGCTGAACTCGACGCCAGAATCTCTGATCTTCGCCGGCAGGCATCAGGCGGCATCCACGCAGCTCGGAACCTTGTGAGGTTCCAGCGATGAGCGGAAAGCCAGACTACGCTGCGAATGTCCGTGAGGCTGCAAAGCCAACTCGTATCGACAAAGCACTGCTGCAAATCGCTCCCGCGTGGGCAATGGGGCGAATCAAAGCCCGCGTCGATGGCCAGTTGCGGCTGATGCTGGCAAACCGCGCTGCTGAAAACTTCGCAGCCTACGAAGCCGCAGACAACGACAGGCTCCGCGGCGAAAAGTGGATAGCGTCGAAGCTGACACAGAACGACGCGATCGGAACCGAACTCGAAACAATGATCGACCGGGCAACCGACCTTTACCGCAACGACGTGTTCGCAGCGTCGGCGGTGAATGGCCGTGTTGACAATGTCATCGGACAGGGTATCCGCCCACAGGCCCGCGTGCAGGCTGCCAGAGGCGTTGTTACGCAGTCGCAGGCCGAGACATTCAACACGCAGATCGAACTACTCTGGCACCGCTGGGCAATCGCTGAAGGCTTCTATGCGAAGCAGAGACTGCTCGAACGCTGCAACGGCATTTACGGCGAATCGTGGCTCTATATGGGCAACGATGACAGCCCGGAAAAGCCCGTTACTCTGTCAGTCCAGGTGATTCATCCGCAACGCATTCCAGTTTACTCGTGGCTGCAGCAGGGCAAGCCAGAGCGGCGACTGGGGATGAGGCTCGACGCACGCGGAACAGCCATCGCTGCGTTCGTGCGACGCAGTTTGCCAAACGACAGTTACGCAGCCGATCAGATGGAGGACGAGGTTCCGCTGACAGACCTGCTACACTGCTTTGAGGAAACAAGCCCCGGACAACTCCGCGGCGTTCCATGGCTGGCTCCTGCGATGGGCAAGCTGAAGGATCTCAAGGACTTCGTCCACGCCCATCTTGTTGCCGAACAGGTGGCGGCATGTTACGGGGCATTCGTGACAGGTGTCACAGATCCCGCAATGCTGGCAGAGTCCGGCCGAAAACTTTCAAACCTCGAAGACCTAAGTCCAGGCACGATTCAGTATCTGGGCGACGGCGAGGGAATCCAATTCAGCGACCCCGCACGGCCTGGGACAACTCTTGGCCCATACGTTGAATGGGCATTGCATGGCGTGGCCGCGGCCCTGCGTTACCCATACGAACTTCTTGCGAAGCAATTCACCAACAATTTCAGCGGCGGCAGGCTGGCTCTGATCGACGGCCGCATCACCTTCAAGTGCTGGCAACACGTGTTGATTGATCGGACGTTGCGTAAACTCTGGGCTCGCTTCGTTGACCAGTGTGTTATCCAAGGCGCCGTGGCGATCGACCCAGTTCGCTACGAAGAGAACCGCAGCCATTTCCTCAACCACCAATGGATTCCTCCAGGCTGGCCGTGGGTTGATCCTGACAAAGAAGTCAAGGCAGACGTTGCAGCCATCGAAGCCGGCTTAACCACACAAACAGAATCACTTGCATCCCGCGGCCGTGACTTCGACGAGA